GCCTAGTCTGGCGGCCCCGTCCTAGGGGGGGCATCCTAGCCCTGGAAGCGGGCGGCGGCCGGCCGGCAAGCGCTAGGCCAAGGGACGGGGTGACGGCGAAGGGGGGGACGACCAGGCGAGGGGGGGTGCCGGTTCCGCGACCCCGGGCCGGGTCCCATGGGAGTCGAGCCTCTCTCCCTGAGGCTTCGAGCCTCTCTCCGGGTCCTGCTCCCTCCCTCCGCCGTCTGGATCTTCTCCTTCCTGGACTGCCATCTTGCTGCTGGTCCCGGGTCCCTCGGCGGTCTGGGTCCCATCGTGGGCGGATGTTGCCGTGAGACGGCTTCTGGGCGCGTCTGCCGGCTCTTCGCTGCTGGTGTGTGGTCCAAGGTCGGAGGAGGCAGAGAAGGGCTGAGAGGGGCCTTTCTGAGCGTCTGACGCGATGCCAGCCCCAAAGAGCACCAGTTGCATGCTCGATGTGCCAGTCTGGGAGGCCCTCCGGGGGTGGGGAATATTCCGCACCCTTGTGGGAAGCCTGCGGCTGGCCGGGTGCCTGGAGATATAGAGGTATCGCTATATCTCTATGTCTCTAGATGCCTCTCCAAGTGGTTTTCCCCAGGCTTTTCCGATCTCCCTAAGTCCCAGTGTAGACTGAGGGTTAGGAATAGTCTGATTTCTTGTGGCAGAAAATCCTGGGCAGAAAAGGTGCCTAGGTAGACATAGAGACATATGGATGTCCATATATATGGAGATCGCTATATGTCTCTGCCCTCCGGGCCCTCTCTAAGCCGTAGGTCTAATACTACCCCTAGTTCCCGTAGAGTCCCTTCTCTTCTTAGATCTCCTAGTATACTAGGGCTATACTTCAGTAGGACTCTAGAGACAGTACCAGTCCTAGGGGGACATCTGCGTCGTAGAGGGGTAGGAGTACCTATGGCTAGGAGTAGGCATAGACCAAGACTCCCCTTCTCAGCCTTCTGAGATCTCTCCTTTACAGATCCTACGGGTACCTTCTTGTATGTGTCTTCTGCTTACGCTAGGGACTCCTACCGACTACCACTACCACGATCCTACGACTACCACGATCTTGCGGGTTCTCTAGGACCCTACGACTCTACGGTCAGTACTGTCTCTAAGGTCCAGGGGGAGCACCTACGGCCTTAGGAGAAGTCCTCTCTAGGGCAAGTACTCCCTTAGGCGCCGGCCCCCGGAGGGTAGGGATCCTCTCAGACGCGTTCTGGGGCCTTCTGAGGGGCTTTGGGGGTCTCTGTGGGTCTTGAGCCGGATCTTGGGAGAAGTCCTCTCAGAGGGGCCTTGGAGGCGGTCTGAGGGGATGTGGGGTCTTGACAGGGGTCTTGGGATGCGGGTACGGGTATGGCATGGGCAGATGACGACGCCCTTCCTGGCCTTCAAGCCCTTGCCGTGGCAGGAGCGGTTCCTACGGAGTCGGAAGAAGAGTCCGTGGGCGATAGGGGCGAACCGTTCGGGGAAGACGGAGTGTGGTGCCTGGAAGATGGCGTCGAGGCTCATCGGGTACTGTCCGATCACGGGGCAGGAGTACCCGGACGGGGGGAAGTACTGGGCCATCGCTGTGGACTTCCCCTCCAGCCTGGTGGTGAGGGAGAAGATCGAGAAGTACCTGGGGGTCGAGGGGAGGGACTGGACCTTCTCGGAGACCCAGCGGTGCTTCACCTACAAGCACACGGGGAGCCGGTGCTGGCTGAAGTCCTGCGACTCAGGGCGGAAGAAACTCCAGGGCCAGGACCTGGACGGGGCGTGGTTCGATGAGGAACCCCCGTTCGAGGTCTTCAAGGAGGTCTGGACCCGTTGTATCGACAGAGCCGGGCAGGTCTGGGGGACCATGACGCCCATCGAGGGCTCCGCCTGGCTGTACCAGCGCGTCTATGCCACCGACGACCCGGACTTCGACATCATCACCATGGCCATGACCGACAACAAGTACATCCCACCCGAGGAGATCGAGAGGGCCAAGAAGCTCTACAGGGACGAGGACGAGATTGCCATCCGGGTGGGCGGCGAGTTCCGGCTCATGCTGGGGAGGCCGGTGCTCCACATCCCGAGCCTCCAGCAGATCCAGAAGCTCCACATCCGCCAGCCGTCGTACCGCGGGTACCTGAGGAGAGCGTCATGAAGATGAACACCGAACAGACCCTGCCCGAACCGGAAGGCATCTCCGGGACGGGCCACAAGCATGGGTCGGTCAAGTGGAACACCGAGCAGAAGGCCGACCCGACCAGCCTTCCCGGCGATGTGCCCCAGCACAGCCTGGAAGGCGAGGAACCCAAGCACCTCCCCAAGAAGCCCTGACAGGCCTCCTAGAGGCATCGTGCCATGCCTTCCCGTCCGCGTAGCGCCAAGCAGAAGCGAACCATGTGCGCCATCGCCCATGGCGCCAAGCTCGATGATGTCGATGTCCCCGTCCATGTCGCTAAGAAGCTCTGCGACGAGTGGCGAGGCAAGCACGACTACAGCCACAAGAAGTCCAAGAAGAAGTGAGATGAAGCACAAGCGCCGGCTCTACCTCGCCAGGGCCGAGTGCTGGTTCTGCGGGGAGTCCTTCGTGTCGGCTACCACCGCCCCCGACCTCAAGCGCGTGGAGTGCCCGCACTGCCACATGCAGATGGGCCTCCGCGACCGGCTCTTCTGCGTCCTCACCCGCGAAGACCTCCAGCGACTCCTCAAGGAGATCGACCATGTCGAGTGCTGAACCCGTCGATGTCATCGCCGTCGCCTCCGACGACGATCTCCAAGCCGCCTCCATCCACGGCTTCCAGCCGACCGAAGGACAACTCCGCTACCTCCGCCTCATCGCCACCGCCGAACAAGCCCTCTCCCTCCAGGAAATCTCCAAGATCATCGAGGTCCCAGTCTCCACCATCTTCGACTGGCTCAACGACCCGATGTTCCAGGAGTGGGTCGCCACCTCCCGGGAACAGTTCCTCCGCTCCCAGGTCTGGCTCGTCTACCGCCGGCTCTTCGATGAGGCCATGGCGGGCAGCGCCCCCCACATGCGCATGTTCCTCCAACGCTTCGACCCGAAGTTCGACAAGAAGAAGGGCGAAGAGGTGGATGGACAGTCCGTCAGCGACCACGACATCCTCCAGGCTCTCCAGCAACGCATCGGCATCTCCAAGCAAGCCGCCATCAAGCTGCTCGCCGGCAAGATGCAGCTCGTGGAACCCGACGAGAGTGAGTAGGTTCGCCTTCGACCCCGACCCATTCGGGCCCCTCCGGATCTGGCACAGCCCGATCCCGGGCCACCAGTATGTCATCGGGGTCGATGTCGCCGAAGGACTCGCCTCCTCCGGCTCCAAGGCGGGCGACTACTCCGCCGCCTTCGTCGTCCACGCCCACTCCCTGGAACATGTCGCCACCTGGCACGGCCACATCGACCCGTGGCCCTTCGCCGACGAACTCGATGTCCTCGGGCGGTACTACAACAACGCCCTCATCGCCGTCGAGAAGAACAACCACGGGCTCACCGTCATCAAGCGGCTCCTCCACGATTTCGAGTACCCGAACCTCTACAAGCGCACCATCCAGCCGGACCGCTCTCGACCCTCCCAGCGGAACTTCGACTACGGCATCCTCACCCGCGGCGGCCAACAGGCCGGCTCCAAGGCCCTCGTCGTCGATGCCCTCCGGGCCGTCGTCCGCCGCGTCGCCCCCATCCACGACTCGCGCTTCTACAAGGAAGGCCTCACCTGGGTGCTCGACGAGAAGGGCCGGCCCACGACCAACGAAGGGGCCAACGACGACCTCCTCATGGCGGCGGCCATCGCCTACTATGTCACCCACGAGGTCTACGGAACGACCATCCACAGCAGTGAGGTGGAGATCCACAACGAGCACAATGACGAGATGAGGGAGCGCCGCCGTACCTGGCGCCGCATCCTCAAGCGTACCCAGGAAACCCTCTCCCCTCCCAACCCCTGGGAGGGCGTGCCTGCTGAACTCATCGACGCATAGTCATGGGCCTCCTCCTTGCCTTCCTGCTCGTTCCGAATGTGATCTTGGGGCTCTTGCTCTGGCAGGCCCTGAGAGAGCTTCGGCAGGCACGCCTTTCTCTCCTCGCCAAGACCCTCCACGAGCTCCAGGAGACCGAGGAGCCCTCTCGCATCACCATCACCTCGGAGCCTGAGCCCGATGAGATGAGCGGCATCTACGAGACCTGATGGCACAGGGCAGCTACATCCAGATCAGCCGCGATGTTGATGAGCGCGTCAAGGTTCGCCTCCAGAACCTGAGCGAGGCGGACCGCGCCCTCCTGGCGCGCGTGGAGAGGCGCTGCAACAACGAGCTCCTCTTCGGGCTCAAGTATCATGTCATGCGGCGCGCCTTTATCGACCTCGCCTACTACAACGGCTTCCAGCATGTCTTCTGGGACAACAAGCGCCACCGTCTCCGCCAGATTCCGGCGGCGGCCAACCGGGCGCGGGTCACCGACAACAAGATCATGCCCGCCTGCCAGCGGGCCTTCCGCATCCTCACCCACAACATCTCCTTCCAGGTCCGGCCCAAGGACTCCGACTACCGGTCCCGGGCCGAGGCACGCATGGGTGAGCGGGCCATCCGCCACCTCTACCGCACCAAGCGGTGGGCACGGAAGATCCGGCAGATGGCCCAGTGGTGTGTCACGACGGGCTGCGCCTTCCTGCGCCCCTACTACAACCCCCACATCGGCCCGCGCCGCGAGTTCTTCTTCGACGCGAGTGGTCAACCCATCCCGCCGGAGGAGCTGTCGGAAGAGGCCAAGGTCGAGCTCCGCCGCGCCGGCATGAGCCGCATCCTCCGGGAGGGCGATGTCGACATCGGTGTCCACTCGGTCTTCGATGTCTATGTCCCGGACACGGCGGTCGACACCGACGACCTCCAGTGGTACATCATCGCCCAGCGCCGGTCCCTGAACTGGATCCGCGAGCGCTGGCCCAAGAACGGACAGCTCGTCAAGCCCGAGGACTTCACCGCCTGGGAACGCAACACCTTCGAGGCGCGCATCCTCTCCATGGCGGGCGGCAGTGCCGAGGCCGGCTTCCAGGGCCTCGCCGGCTCCATCGCCTACGACGACGACAAGTCCGCCATCGTCAAGACCTATGTCGAGCCGCCCAGCGAGGACAACCCCCGAGGCGTCTATGTCGTCACGGCGGGGGGCATCATCCTGGAGAAGGGCGACTCGCCGTCCTTCACCTTCGGCCTGAACGGCTGCGACCTGGTCAAGTTCGATTTCATCCCGCGTCCCGGCTCCTTCTGGCCCATCTCGCTGCCCGAGAACATGATCTCCCAGCAGCGGATGCTCAACTCCGCCCAGGGCCAGATTGCCGACATGCGGCGCACCGTCATCAAGCCGAAGGTCTTCATCCCCAAGGGGGCGACCATCCAGCGCAATGCCTTCTCGGACGCGACGGCGGAGATCATCGAAATCGACACGACCAAGGGTGAGCCGCACTGGGCCCCCTTCCCCAACCTGCCGCCCGGCCTCTTCGCCTCCGTCGAGATGCACCTGAACTCGCTGCGCGACCTCTCCGCGCAGCATGAGGCCATGCAGGGCCAGAACCCCTCCGGGGTCCGGGCGGGCTACGCCATCAACCTCCTCCGCGAGCGGGACATGGAGTTCTACCAGCCCATCATCGACTCGCACGCGGAGGCCTACGAGGTGCTCTGGAGCCATGTCCACCAGCTCATCAAGCGGACTTGGCGAACCCCGCGCCTCGTCCAGGAGATCGCCCGTAGTGAGCTGGTGTGGTCCGGCTTCATCTCGGGCGACGACCTTGCCGAGAACGCCCGTGTCGTGGTCGAGCCGACGGACATGTACCCGCGCTCGGCAGCGGCGCGCCAGGCCTTCGCCTCCGAGTTCCTCCAGTTCGGCCAGAACCTGATGCTGTTCCCGCCCCTCCTGCGGGCGACCATCATGGAGGCCATGGAGCTCGGTGACGAGCAGAAGATCAAGGAAATCTTCGAACTCGATGTCCGCTGGGCCGAGTACGCCATCGAGACCATGATCGGCGACCCTGAAAAGGGCATCCCGGGCCAGGATGTCGCGGTCCGTCCGGGCATCGACGACCACGCCACCATCCTCCAGGTGGTGCGGAACTTCCAGAAGACGAGGTACTACGACCAGCTTCCGCCGGAAACGAAGCTGAGGATCGAGCGGTACGCTCGTGGCCAAGCGCAGATGCTCATCCAGGGCGCTCTCCTGGAGGGCGCTGCCATGGCCGGCCAGCAAGGAGCGAGCAATGAGCAAGAACAAAGGACCCAGAGTGCAACCGAGTAGCCAGCGCATTCCGGTCAAGCCTGCCGAGCCGGGCGCGGAGACGCCCGTCGAAGGGCAAGCCGAGCAGCCGGATGCCGACCTGCTCGTCCTGACGGACGCGCTACGGCTCTCGCAGAAGAAGTTCACCGAGAAGTATCGGCGTGATGTCCTGGAACGGGTCGGGGCCAAGTTCGGCCTCGCCGTGACGGCGCGTCGCAAGGCGGACATCTACAACGAGATGCGCGCCTTCGCGGCCAACATGTCCGCTGCCGTCGAGGACGAGAAGCCGAGCCCGGTCATCACCTACGCCATCCCGGACCCGAAGGACTGGGACTACAGCAAGCCGCAGTGGGCGGTGAAGTGTGTGCGCTGTGGCCACACGGTGCTGCGCTTCATGCCGGGCTTCGACCCCCGGCGGCCCTTCGGTCCCGGTGGTCGGCGGCTTCCCTTCTGGCAGTGGCCCTTCCTCTGGGTCGCACCGCCTGGGCAGAACGAGGAGGACCTCCAGTCCCGGGGCCGCGAGCGCCCGACCTGCCCGGCCTGCAACCACCCGGTGCCGCTGCGCAACAACCGCACCACCATCCTTCCGCGCTGCCTCTTCCTGCTTGACCAATGACGGCGACCAAGCGAGAATACGAACTGCCTCAAAACCCGGAGCCCGCTCCGAGTCTCTACAACGACTTCTTCGGACCGGGCGCCATGCGCAAGCCCCAGCCCGGGCAGGAGTGGCAGCCGGGCATGAACCACGAGTTCATGACCAACGAAGAAGTCATCCGCCAGGCTGAACAGATGAAGGCTGCTGGTGAGCAGATGCAGCCGAAGACGCTGAGCGAACGCCAGCAGGAGCCTTCCAAGCCTGGCCAAAGTCCGGAGGGGACCGAGACGCGTGTACGCGTCAAGCTCCCCAGTGGCTACGAGCTCGACCTGGATCCGGACCGGGTCGGGCAGATGTACAAGGAGATGGCCGAACTCCGCCAGAAGGCGGAGGCCTACGACTCCTTCAACCAGTGGGCCGCGCAGCATCCGGACAAGGCGGCCCTGGTCCAGAAGATCCTCTCCGGCGAGCCTGTCGAAGCGCCCGACAAGGACGGGGATACCCCTCCCCTGGACCTGGAGGGCGAGGACTTCCTGACCGAGGAGATGAAGCCTCTGGTCAACACCATCAAGGGGCTGCACAGCAAGGTGCAGTCGCTGCAGGCCAAGCTCTCGCAGTACGAGGAGATGGCGCGGGAGCAGCAGGACCGACAGGCAATCGCCGAAGTCAGCAGCCGTATCGAGCGGGCTCTGGACTCGCATCCGTACACCAAGGACGCGAACCCGGAGATCCGCAAGGCGGTCGCTGAGCTTGCGGTACTCGATGTCCGCAGGTACGCCCATGAGGGGGTGACGCACGAGATGGCCGTCGAGAAGTGGGCGAACATCTTCGAGCGGCAGCGCCGGGAGCAACTCACCAAGGAGGTGGAGGAGATGAGCCAGACGCCGTCTGTGCCGCCGCCT